CGCTATTGTCCACGAGCGTGAAGCTGGTGGCTCTTTCTCAGGTGTCCTTCACAATGGTGAAAAAATTATAGGGACCGGCAGGGTGACTAAGCTGGTACCGGCGAACCGTGGACCATTCAGTACGTGGGAGGAAGCGGCCGTCGATGCCCTCACGATCAAGGGCCTCAATAAAGGTGTCGAGTGGAACGTCGGTCGTTTCTGGTATGAGTGCGAGCGCTTTAACGGTTTCGGGTATAGATACAAGGGCGTCCCAAGCCCCTACCTGTGGTCGCATACTAATCACTACAAAGACTTCTCCGGGGACGCTGGTGATCCGGGTGGTGGGAAGTATACGGCTGACCATGTGTATTCTCCTAATGTACACGACAAACAGCTAGGTGCTGCTGCTGTTCTCATAGCCCTGATGAAGTTGGACTCGTCGATAACCTTCGGTCGGCCTTCGCCCCAACCACCTGCACAACTCGTGACACAATCAACACCAGCATCGGACCAGCCCACGCCAGAAAAATCAACAATACCGGGTCCATCTAATCTCCATCCTTCGGTACCAAGTAGCGGAATTGGACTGCTTGGGTTGGTATTAGCTTGGCTAACTCAGCATTGGTGGGTCGCGGTGCCAGCCATACTGCTAGGTGTCGGATACTGGCTATGGCGTAAATCGCAGTCAAAGGGACTTCCAAAAGGGTCAGACCCCAAGCCTGCGTCCGTACAATCAGAACCCACCAAGGAACCTGAGCAATAAGGGAGACGTAGTTACCGATAACAGTCTGTCCCCTAGAAAGGTGGATAATGCCCCATAGGGTTAGGACTGAACACAAAGTCTGTAGTGCGTAATCAATCATCGAAGAGACACAGTACTTTAGAGAAACACCAGAAAGCAAACGCTACGATTGAGGATGCGGTCAAAAGAGTAACGATACCGGCCGCAAGATAAAACATCGTAGAAACAAAGTCTATAAATACAGGCGACATATTGTTCTCCATAATGAAGGGGGCCTCCGCAAGGAAGCCCCCTTTTTCTTTTAATCTTCGTCGTAGAACAGAGGACTAGGAGGCCGAACCGTGGGTCGGTGCGGGGTAGGGATCTCGGTTGACCTTTGCTCTGTCGTCAACACCTGCTCCTCTGATTTCGTAGGTGATGAGGAAGAAGATATTGCAGGCTGCGTGCCACAAGTGGGACTTACCGGTATCGGGGTCAGTATTCTCTCCGCTCCACCAAGCAAAGAGGTGACGTAGACAAGCTCCGAAAGGACGCGACCAATCCATTCCTTGTTCCCAATTTCGGGCGGCGTATTTCTTAGCTCCGATTGTAAGGATACAAGCGACTGCTTTGACACCCTCAGGTGGGAGGAGATCGAAGCGATCTTTTCCGTCGTCAAACTTGACTCCTGCTTTGGCAAGGTCGTCTCCGGGTCTGAGTTGCTCAGCCAAGTTCGATAATCTCCAGTCCGAGGGCCACACCAGTAGCTCGTTCGGCTGTCGCACCCTTACTATTCTGCCAGCCGGGAAGGAGTGCAATTCCATCTGCCTCTGCACAGATGTATGCCAAGTCTGCGCCAAGTGCTTCGCGGAGGTTGAAGCCATGTTGTGCTGCCGCAACTGCTTCATCACCGGTAGCATTGCCCTTGCTAATATCAGTCCCGTGCTTGTCGTTATCGCGACGAGCAGGATTAAAGACGCTGTGTCCATCAGCTTTCAGTTTCTCTTCTGCTGCGTAGAACGCCGGGAAGTTGAACTCCGGGATACCACGCATCGGACCTGCAATATAAATCTTCAAGGGTCAACCTCCAATTCAGAATAGGATAAAAGGCCAGCTTCTTCGACTTCTTTAACCGACCCGAACTCTTCTTTCAGATATTCGTCTCTATCGAAGTATTGTTTGAAATACGCTCTTGCTTTTGCTTTTGTGGTGAACACGCAGTTGTCTTGGCCCATGTCCCACTCAGCCCAAATCCGTATCAAGCTATAGCCTCCAGAAATTCATCTTGTGAAAAGAATACGTCAGTCGCAAAGTTATACATTACGTCATATCGCTCTGGTGTAGTGTCAAACAGGATGTAAGCCCGTTTACCAAGACCAGCAGCGTAACCCAACTCCAAGTGTCCTGACTTACCGGCAGGAAGGACAAGCACAGCAGCGTCCACGCGGTTAAGATGAAATTTATCAAATTCAAAAACATGACGGGCCGCGTAACCATGTAGTGCCTCTTTGTACGTCCGTCCTCTGAGGTTCTCGTAGCGTTGCCATTCGTCGTCAGCTTCATGTCCGGCTCCGTACCAGTCATCGAAGGCTTCCCAACCGATAGACCGAAGCCGGTTGCCCAGCTTCGGTATCTCGGGATTTCGTAGACTACCTATGAGGTAGATGCTACGCACTAAACACCTGTTCAGCTTCTCGCCTAACCTTGTCGGCGGTCAGATACTTCACTGACTCGATCCGGTTGATTTCGGCGTACACGGCGTTACTATACTGCATCAACGCGTCAGCCAAGACTTCCAGAGGAACACCCTCTGCTGCCATCGCCAACCGTTGGATGACATCGTTTGTCTGGTGATTATCAGCAATCAACTTGTCGATGAAATTAAGCTGAGACAATCTTTACCTCTTTCGTCACAGGGATGATGGACGGGGTCTTGGCCTTTTCTACGACCCAAGCGTACGCCTCAATAGCTTGCTCGACGTCCTTAAACAGTTCGAGGATTTTGATGCGAACGTTGATATCAAAGACAACATCGGGGTTCATTAGTACACCTTCTTGATTGGTTTCTTTACGGGCTTGGGTTTCTTCTTAATCTTAGTAGACATCGCCATTCTCCTCTTTCTTCTTATCTTCGTAGGGAGCCGCTATGCGGCGATACAGTTCAAGCTTGGCACACTCAAGGATACCGATAGCTGAGTTGATTTTGTCGTACTCTAGCTTGTCTCCTATGTAATCGACAATCAGCCGAGTGATCGCAAAGTTGAACTCACCACTTGTGTTAGGCCACCGGAAGTCGTATGTACCGGGGTCACACTGTTCTCGACGGTCTTGCTTGATGTACGGCATCACACTTTGACCTTCTTGATCTTAGTGATACAACCTTTGATGATATACTGTCGGCCACTTGTTACCTTAGCCGCCGTATCTTCCATCGCGAATAAGACTAGGACTTTCTTATCGTGTTTCAGAACCCATCCTATCGACCTACAAGGAACAGGATCAGTATTAACATCATCATCGGGCAACCAACCGCTACCAGTGGCATGGTCCATCCACTCGACGTACACAAGATCATTGTTATTCAATGTCACCTTCGGCTTAGACCTTTCTTTACCCAAGCCAGAAGCTTGGGGTTATCTTGGAATAGAGCGACCAATCCGGTTCCGAGGGCTTTGACAGCGCGTTCTTCCTTAGGTGTCTTAGGGAGTCCGCGTTCAGACCACACGGCATGAAGCAGTTCATGTAGAACTGTATCGACCACGTATTCATTAGACGCTGCTATTCCGTTGACCTTAATAGTTTGTGTATCAAAGACGCAAAGACCTGCGACTTCTTCGTTTGTCTCTGGGTCTTTAAGTGGAAAGAAAGTCTCCACCGTGTAGGTCAGAGTCCCTACCTTGATGGGGGTAGGGATTGTCTGAACCAACTCAGGAACGGTTATTTTCAATGCTTCGCTCGGTTACGGCTCGCTGACAGGACTTGAAGGTTGGACTTACCTTTGACCTTCTTCTGCCGTGGGTTGCCGTTGATGTGGTCAACGTCTTTGCCATCGCCTTTCTTGACCTTGCCCTTCTTCATCATTTCAGCACGGGCACGGTTACGGGCAGCACGGTTCTTCCGTTGTGTCGGGCTGGACTCATACTTTGTATCGTATGTGTAGTCCCGACCGGTTGACTTATTGTAGACGCGTTTCTTAGCCATTGTCACAACTCTTATAGACTTTGGATGCAGGGACGAAGATCAGGTCAGCCTGACGGTCACCGTTGCTGCCGTCCCAACCCTCGCCCTTCAAGATTTCTTGGACGTATGGCGGGTACATGTGCCACAAGACACGGGTAGCTTCGGGAGCGTGAACCGGACCCATCGGGGTTGCGAAGTACGGGCTGTGGAACACGAGGTAACCACGCCAAGTCGTACACACGTTCTTCGGCTCGATGAAGGCGGTGATCAACGTACAAGCAGAGATACACTGACCGTCGATGACGAACTTGCTCTCAGCCTCAGCAGCCTTCGTGTACGACTCGATGAAGTCGCTCAGGGAACCNCCGGGGTTNAACCGGATACGTTCGGCAGCCGTAGCTGAGGACGCGAAAAGTGACAAACCGAGAAGAGCAGCAGCAATATACTTAATCAAATCATTTCCTCAATGGTTAGAAGATAAATAGGGTCGTCGTTGTGGTCGTTCTGACCGTGAGTAGCAGTAACAATTTCATTGTCGTCGATAATACTCAGACCACGGAGGTAGAGGGTTAGAGCCTCGTTGACATGATCCTCCGTAACAATCTTCTGCTTTGACTTTTTCATAGAGGCTCCGCATCAGGTAGAGAAAGAATACCATCATTAACAAGATGGAGAACCAGTTCATGAACCTCGATCTCGTTGAGTTCGAGGAGTTCCTCAAGCGTGTAGGTTTCCAGTGTGTTCCTGACACGTTCCTCCATAGGGTCTGTGTGCATTATTGTTTCACAATCTTTCCCTGCCACCAAGACCCACAAGCTTTACAGTGGTGTCGTTGGTACACTCGGGTTTTCTGGTGGGCGAAGCCACGTTTCTCTGTGTTGGTTGATTGACATGTAGGGCAGCTTTCTTTATCACCGCCATACAGATTGAGGTTAGGATGATTTGCCATCCACGGTCGAAGCTTGAGATAAACCCCTTCCAGTAGGATGACGTCTTGGATGTTGTACTCAATTAACTCCTTCCAAGCCTTTGGGTCGCCTTCCATGCACCGGAACCACAGTCGGATGCCTGAATGTTCCAGCTTTCTACCAAGCCCGAGGGTAGCGCCCAGATCGTCGAGTTTGTTGCTTTCAAACTTGAAATGCTTTCTAGCGACTTTGAGCGTATCGACTGACTTATAGGTGGCAGGGGGAGGCAGATCATGTAATGCGAATTTGGCATTACTTTTCTTAATGTCGAAAGCATCCCCGTTATGTGCGACGATAATATCTGCGGCGTCATAGACCGACCACAGGTCTTTAACCAGTTCTCTATCGTTGGTTGGTTCGGACTCATATAGGGGATAATCAGATAGTCCTCTGGCATATACGCTGGTGTCGTCCAACCACTTGTAGGCGAACGAAAGCATATACCACTCTCGTTGGAACGCGATAACATTCTGATCCCATTTTCCCCATGTGTATCCAAGATTAGGTGCCGTCTCAATATCAAGTAGAGCTATCTTTGCTGTCAACGCTTTTTCTTTCTCCGCCTTCTCTTGGGACGGTTCTGAGGAACAAACCAGCCGGTATGACCCTCCGTTAGGTAACGTCCAGCCCGGAAGAAGATTTCGGGATCAGTGTGGCGTCCAATGACGTAACGGTTACAGTGGATACACAGAAGCCCCCTGATCTCGCCGGTCCCATGGTTATGATCAACTGCGAGTTTGGTTTTGAATTGCGTATACGGTCTGAGACATACTCCGCAATTTCCCCCTTGCTGTTGAAGAAGTTGATCGTACTGTTCCCCTGTGATACCGTACCACCTCTTGAGGTGGGCTGCTCTCGCCAATAGCTTTCGACTGGTCCGGGCATTAGTCCTCCGTGACTTCATTCAATTTCATTTCTGGGACGTTCGGTTCCCTAGACACTCGGGTAAGAAATACAGGACGAGTACCACGATAAGCAAAGACACGAAGTCCGGGCCAACACTCTTGCTTGAAAGGGCAATAGCTGCACTCCATTCCAAGCCTGCGGTTACCAGATCGCCCGTCCGGTACATCTGAGTAGCCACGAGCAGGAGGAGCAGGATAAGCAAGCATTTGCCGCTTACTTTCAACCATCTCTTCATAGTTTACATCTTCTTTGTCGTGTGTGTCAAGACAAATGTTACCTAACGTCTTGTCTACTGCGAGAAAATGACCCCGGCTTGTGTCAACCTCAGGGTCGCTGCCAAGATCAGAAGATAAGTACCCGTTAAGCTGATGACGGTAGCCGAATGGGTCATCTCCGACCAACCCATGATCGCGGAACTTCTTGAAGGAAAAAGTGCTAGCAGACTTAACGTCAACAAGTTCGCCATCAATAACAGCGTCAATGTGGCCTCTAACACCATGAAGGTCTACTTCCTTTTGCTCAGAAGAGACAGCATGACCGCTGGCTCTAGCAAGAAATAGTACAAGATGTTCAATAATATCACCGAAAAGAAACTTAAGCCGAGTACTTGCAGAAAGACGCTCACCCAACTCAGGTTTGTTAACACTGTACCAAAGCTTTCGATCACATGGAGTTCCTAGGTTGGATAGCCGTAAAGATGGAGTATGAGTTTGATTAGAGAGGCGCTCACCAAGCAGCTTGGCAAGAGAAGCGCCAAAGTCAGCAACCACACCAGTGTCGTATGGCTCATTGGATGTAATCCTGTCTTTAATATCTTGGACTAGCGTATCAATTTTCTTCAATGAATTTCCTTAATGTCAAAAGGATGGGTGGGTTCAGGGTTCTGCCCACCTGCTGTATCAAGGACCCTACAGCAACCTCCGGCAGGCCATCCTTATGAGCCGGAACTCTACTGTAACGCGTTACAGTTTACGCAGGGACTTCGGTCTTAGCTTCGACCTTCGGTTCCGGGTTGTACTCGACAAGCTTCGTGATGACGACGCTCTCGATAGTTCCACGGGCGACACGACCGTACTTAGCAGTGTCGAACTTCTCGACAACCAACCGTAGATCAACCGTGGAGCCGTTACCGATCTTACCAGAGTACACCTTACCTTCTGCGTCCAGAACGACAAACGGTTCATCGGAGCGGAACGTGTAGTAGAACCCGTCGTCATCTTCCTTGACACCATTGCGGATGCCGGTGTCTTTCACAGCCTTACGGGTCGCTGCGTCAGTCGGGAAGAAGAGGAAGTTGTAGTTGCCGTACTCCTTAGACTGGAAGTTCGTCAGCCACTTAACGGTACCTTTGAAAATGTACTCTTTCTTTTCAGTTGCCATGTTCTCTAAGTTCTCTCAGTTATACGATTGTGGAGGTTCAAACGGAAGTTCAAGTTGCTCTTCATCTTCCGCTTCGACTTGGGTAATCACAGGGTTCTTAATCCCCCGCTTCTTGAGCAGACTGAGGATACCGGTGGACGCTGCCTCCGGTGTCTCCGCTGCTATTACGGAGTAACCTTTCTCCGTAAATTCAAATTCGACTCTGTAGGGTTTAACGGTCAATGTGTATCCATCCAGTTGTTGCCGATAGCCCATTTCTCGTTGGGCTTGCTTGGGTCGATGACGGTGCCGTGGTCAGCAAAGACGCTGCCAGCCATAGGACACCTAAGCTTGAGATCATCACCCACTTGGCGTATAGCGTCGGCTTGGGTTCTAGCGACATACTGCGCTATCTCCATGTCGTCGGGGGTTTCGGTCTGAAATTCGTCGTGGACGAAGTTGACCCACCAGAATGGAATACCCTCTGTTTTTAATTTTGGGTACCAAATCTGGGCGGCTCTTTTCATGATGACTACCTCACCATTCTGTAGGTAGCCAGCAAGGGCGAAGTGTAGCCGGGAGCCGTAGTCGTCACCGTAGATGCGGACGTACCGTCCATCGAAGCCTTGGAAGTAGCCTCGCTCTGCGTCTACAGGCAGGACCTTCTCTTTAAGATACCTCAAACCATCGTATCTGTCAAGGAAGTTTTCGTTAGCTTCATTAGCCTCTTCCGTAGTGCAGCCAAGGATTGTCGAGACTTGTCCAATTCCTGCTCCGAGTAGCCAAGCGTAGATGAATGTTTTAGCATCGTCTCGAGACTTGCATGGATGTCCCAAAGCGCGCTGATTAACTGAGTGTGGGTCTGTCCCATTCTTCTTATCACCTTTCACACAAGCGTCTATGAACTCTTGGTCGTTGATGTAGTGGCCGAAGATGCGTAACTGAATACTTTCCGCATCAACTCCGACGAGCAGACGATCAGACCTTGCTTGCCACAACGCTCGCATTTGGTCTGAGTAAGGCGTTGTCTCCGGTCGGGTGTCATTGAACTTCGGAACGTTACCCATGTTGGGTTTATCATGGGACATCCGATGGGTCCATGCACCGATGTGGTTAAACGTTCCATGTACCCGGTACTCCTGAATAGCCCCTGTATCGTCGTAGGAAGGCCGTACAGCGTCCATCCAAGTCTGGAGTGTGCTACTACGGCTGGCCAGCAAAAGCCTCTCAGCGAGCTTCCTAGCGCCTTCTGGGGCATCTGGGGGGAGGGTGGCTAGGTTCTCCTCGTTTGTTTTCCACCCGTAGGTCTGATAATCGACCAGTTTTGCTTCGAGGACACCAATCAGTTTCTTGTCCTCGTCCGTCTTACGGCGCTTACGTTGGAGGCTACGCAGGTCACGCTCCGCCTCCTTGTGGCCCTTCGTCTTGACGTAAGGCCGCCAGCCTGCCTCATTCAGTCTCTCAACCCGCTGTTGAGCGGAAGCCGGGTTGAACTCTTGGTACTCGATTTGGGAGAAAGGTGCATCGGCGGTGAAGGGGGTTAAATCTGAGCCGACACAACGAGGAATAGATTGTTTACTAATCGTCCCAAACTTTGTCAGTCTAGGACACCACTCCCTTAAGAAGATAACCTTAGGAAGAAAGATACTCTTAAGGATATTATCTAAGATGAGTAGTTTATTATCTATCTCTTCCTTTAGTAAGATACTCTTAGGATAATCATAAGAGAACCCATTTTTGTTTAGTTCAGAGACACAAAGATGGGCGATGAAATGCTCAGTTTCTAAACAACTCTTCCAGTTATGGGAAGTAATATACTTCTCAAGATGACGGTATAAAAGAAAGTTTGTTTCAACGTCTCCTAGACACCTTTCCTCTAGTTCTGGTGTCCACTTNCTCCAATCCTCTAGGTCTGTGTGTAGCTTCGGCCTACCTAGTTCAGCTCCCCAACTTTCCAGACTATGGCTTGNACGCAGCGCGTCAACGCAGCGGCTAACAACAAGGGTGTCGCAGACACTAGCAGGATCAATTGCAACGTCACAGAGACGGGCAATGTGTGGTCTGTCGTAACCGAGGAAGTTGTGTCCGATCCATAGACTAACATCCTCTGAATACTTACGGAAAGCTTGCTTTTCATCATCGTCAGTAGGGTGGAAAACATCAATATCTCCTGTGAATACATTCTTACAGACTATGACCCAAATCCTAGAGGGGTGGAGTCCGTCAGCTTCAATGTCGCATACGATCTGTTTCAATGGACTCCTCTATGGCAGGTTGATCCCTGCTCTTGTTATACCACACTTTTCGTTACTTGTCAACTTTAGGACGGTAGTCCCAGTATTCGTCCGTGTAGCCTGATTTCCACCTTCGCTCTATCCATTCCAACCATCGGTAGTCTCGGAAGCCTACACGGCGTGGCCACCAACAGAAATGTGGGTGCCAATCCTTAACACGGGCATACCATTCCTGCGTAGTTTCTGGTCCTCTGAATTTCATCTGTTACCTATTCGTTAAACATATGTCGCATATAGGTCCGGGGACACCTTGGATACCCTGATCCCCCTTCAACCCTTGTGGGCCTTGGGCACCAGCGGCACCCGTAGCACCTGTGTCTCCTTTGTCACCTTTCAGTCCCGTAGCACCTGTGGCTCCTGTAGCCCCTATAGGACCCGGTACGGCGACCTTCCATTGAGCGAAACAATCGACTGTAAGCTTGGCACCCGCCGGGTATTTCGCGTTCAGTGCGGCTCCTAGCGACCTACAGGTAGCGTCTGTAGCGTTATCAGGGAAGTAGGTGACACTAGGAGTATTGATCCCCATTACTAGAAGAAAAACCTTGACGATGGTAGTACTCAACGGCTCGTCCCGTATTTGTTGCGCCAATGTTCGACGTCAGCCCTAGCGATATAAGCTTGGTCTTTCCAGTAGGCGTGCTGCGTCTTACTGGCTGCTAGCTGGTCTTGCAGCATCGCAATCGTCCGTGCCTGATCCTCGATTTGCTTGTTCTTAGCGTAGTCATTCTGGAAGCACATGTAAGTCTCCGTAGTTGATGTAGGCGTAATCGCTCCAAGTACCCATACGGGTGATCTTGCAGTAGGCTAACCCGTCATGCTTAGACAGGACGTAAGCGGTGACGTCAGGTTGGTATCTGTACGTCTCCCCGATCTTCACTTTCTCTTCCTTCATTTTCCCTCACATGTTCTGCCAGAGCCGTCCAATCGACGGTCCAGATGAATACCTCGATGTATTTGCCGCTATTCGGGTTACGTGCTTTCTTGGGTACAACGATAGGACCAAGCTTGTGCTTCTTGATGTGCCGAGCTAAAGCCCTACCACAGCCGTTCTCTATAGCATCCGAGAACATGATGTACGCACATGTCTCGTTGCAGCAGTCATCGTCATCGAGGTAGTGTACCTCACATGAGTTTACTTCTCGGAGAATGTTCCTGATCCCTTTGGGAAAGTCTGGGTTGGGATACGTGTTTGTCATCCAATCATACCGCCCAAACATCGCACCTACGATATCGCACAGTTGATGGATGCCACACGAAAATTCAGGCGGGCTAAAGTAAACGTTCATGTTGGTAGTTCTCCTGTCAGTTCTGTGAGTACTGCTGTTTCCGGGTCGTAGACCAATCGGCCTGCTGGACCGGTTTTCCAGTTCTGCCTATTCTTAAAGATCGTGACATGGATGACGCGACGGATGAAGTCGTTCTCGTGTTTCAAGTCGCGTTTCAGGTTTATCCAAACATCAGCTACCTTGCTGATATTCTTACAGTCTTTCGTTTCTTCATTAGCATTCTCGTGGCTGATAAAGATGAGGACGAAGTTCAATTCCTTCGTCAGCATAATCAGCCGTGTACTTAGCCAGTCTAGGTCATCGACCTTGTTGCTCCCTCTTCCTGCTCCCATGAGAGTAATGTTGTCAAAGAACACGTACTTGCACTGACAGGCTGCCACGAGGTACCTGATCTTCGATAGCAGAATGTCATGGTCCTCGGAACCGTAATGCTCGACGACATGGACACGATCTGGGCGCTTGAAGGCATCCCGATACGCGGCCTTAATCTCAGCATTAGTCGCCGTACTGTCGTCGGTATGGCAGTCCTTTTGGAGGTAGTACCCGGCTTGCTTCTTGAGTGTGTCGCCGGGAGGCTCTTCCCACAATAGAACTCCAATGTTGGCGTCAGCGTCAGCTTCACACAGGTGCGCGATTGTGGCGTGTAACAATTCCGTTTTACCAATACCCTCAAGACCAGATAGGAGGTACGATCTACCACAGTGTAGACCTCCGGTCATTGCAGTCAGTGTCGGGAATGGCCACTCCTGACCCACTCCTTTCGTACTGTTATCAAGGATTTCGTCGAAGTCGGAAAAGGAAGAGACGATCCCTTCTGGTAGAAATTTCCCCGCGTTAAACCACGCGTTCTTGAACTCTTGGCCTTTACCGGCTTCCAAGTAATCGTGGGGGTCTTTGAAGGGACTGAGTTTGACATGGTAGCATTTGTTGTGGCCGAAGATGGCTGCGACTTGTGCCGTAGCCTTCCGACCGGGTTCGTCATCGTCGAGGGCGAGGTATATCTTCTCGAACGAGTTGACATAATCAAAGTCCTTCCGACAGTCGGAGACGGCTGATGACGCAGACTTAACCGCGTACACCGGGTACTTGCCCATCATTTCGAGTACCGCCATGGCGTCATCTAGCCCTTCGGTAATCGTGATCGCACGGGCAGAACCCGGAGTAAACTTGTCTACGGGCCAACCTCCGATCTCTGAAACTTTGTCTCCGATAAATCGGAAATCCTTTTTATCCAGAAATCGAAGTTGAGTTGTTCCGTTCGGCCATCCGTACTCAACAGCGGTGGGTTTACCATCAGCGTCCACACGTGTTCTCGCACCGAAGAACTCATGCGTTGCAGCACTGATGCCCCGTCGTGGCAGGTATTCATACGTATAGTCTCCTGATGAAACGGTTGCTTCCGTCATTTTTTCCTTGTTCTTAAATGGTTTACTACAGC